AACCGCATGTTGCGGACCCTGCAGTTCGGGCGCAGGAACGTCCCCAAAACGCCTCAAAACGTGGATTCTTGGCGCGCCCGGCTGGGATCGAACCAGCAACCCCTGCCTTCGGAGGGCAGTGGTCTATCGGGCGAATTAGAAGTGCAGTATACGCTGCACGGCGCCGTGCAACTGCTCTGGCGCGAGGTGTGCATATCGCTCTGTCACTGTCACCGAGGAATGCCCTAGCAGGTCTCTAACAACCTGCAGCGGCGTACCTGCCATCACGAGCCAACTCGCACAGGTATGCCGCATATCGTGGATCCGAAAATCCACGATCCCAGCCCGCTCCACCGCCGCAGTAAATCCCTTCTGAAACGTCGTAATGCGCCCACCGGTTTTCGTGGCAAACACCCACGGATTACCGGCCGCATACCTATTGCGCCACGCCTGAATCTCGCGCAACGCATCAAGCGCCGCATCATTTAACGGCACGCTACGACGACGAGCCGACTTCGTATGCTCGGACCCAAGCGAAAGAACACGACGCTCGAAGCTCACTCGCGCCCATTCAAGTTTAGTTAATTCTGATTTTCGGCATCCTGTATTCAGGGCCAGACGGATAAAAACGGCGAGGTGAGGGCGGCGCGCATGACGCTCTGCAGCCTCACACAGCGCAGATGCCTCAGCGTTCGTAATCCAACGAACCCGACCTTCGCCCTCGCCAATCCCTAGGCGCTGCGCGGGATTTGGCAACTCCGGACGGTCATGCTCAATGCGAACGTAATTGATCGCAGCCGATAACAGCTTTAACTCCCGATTAACTGTAGAAGCCTTCACACCGTCAACCGTACGACTCTGAACATAGGCTCGCACGTGCGCCCGTTTCAAATCGACAATCGGCATCCCACCAAAGTGGGGTTGCAATCGCTGGAGCGAATAAAAATCACGCTGGCGACTCCGATGCGCGACCGACGACATATAGATGCCAATGACATCTTCAAACGTCATACTCCCCGCCTGCTGCATTTTCTTTGCGGTAGTTTACCGCTGACCTAATGACAGGGGAGGGCGCGTTGGGTATTCAAGACCGAGAGTGGTATCAGGAGGAGCTGCGCAAAAAGCTGCAGCAGAGAAAAGCCACACAGCAAGCGCAGACGCCTCGGCCAGCTCCGTCGCGCTTCGATAACGTGGCGCCACCAGATGTGCCAGGCGCGAGTTGGCATTGGAGCGTAAAAGCCATCGCGCTTGGCTGGGTGGCGTTCCTGGTATTCCTAGCCGTCCGCTACCTCGGACGCTGAAAAAACGAGCTTGCAAGAGAGGGGGTGTTTGCTTGTGGCGCGGGATGGATACGCTCCTGGTCGTACCCGCTACTCGGTCCCGCAAGCCGCACTAGCCGTGCGACAACCGCCGGAGATTCTGCCCACGCCCCACCTCTACCGCCTGGCCATGGGCGCGGACACTCCCGACGCTAGTCCATATCGATCACGTCATCGATCGAGTGTAACGAGATCACCAACCGCAGGCGCGACACCCCACGCTCCTTCATCGCACGCTCTATCAACTCCTCAAGCGTGACAGACCAAGCATCAGAGCCCCACGAGGTGTCAGCCAAAATCAAAAAGCGATCAGGCACACCACCAGGAACCTCGTTGATTCGCGTCAGATCCAGCATGTCAGCCTCGCACGACGTTTTTCGTTACTCGCCTACGAGTAACAGATTTGACGGGATCACCACCACCGACCTTACCGTAAGCCTTCAGCAGCTCATGCTTGTAGCTGTCGATAGTCCTGCGAGCTGACGCTAGTTGCTCGACCATCTCATTGTGCTGCGCCGTCGCCTCGCGAAGCTCAAAGAGCAGCTCATCAACGCGCTCACGAAGCTCCTCGACCTCCAGCCTGCACTCGTCGTAGGCATCAACGTCAGCGGGCTTTTTCGTTACCGTAACGCTCCGATCGGAAACACCCTGCTCCTTCTTGCGACGAGCTCGAAACGCAGCCTGGCGCTCTGCATTGCTCATGGCGTGCGGCTTGCGCGGACGACCACGGCCACGCTTCTGCTCCACACCAGGCAATTCGCCAGTCACGTTATCCGTTACGTCACGCATATTCGCCTCCCGATCTGATGAATCTATTTTACGTTACTAGTAACGAATATTCAATTACCGTTACACTTTAGCTAGTAACAGAAATTTAGCCCTCAGGGAAGGCCTCCAACTCGTCAACACGGCGCGGCCTACCCGAACCAATCACCGTGCGCCTGCGAGGCTCCTGAACAGCTTCTGACAGCTTGCCGCCCCGATGGATAGGCTGAGACGACTGCACACGCTCAACGGGCTGCGCCGCAGCTGGTGCCGCTTGGCTGACAGGTTCCAGAACCGGCGCTGGAGCGTCGACCTGGTCGTTGTACGGATCGAACGGCCGGTTGGCCAACCACTGGCGCGACTGCATCTGATCGAGCCCAGCATCCGTGCCCTGCTGCGTGTACGCACTGCAACGCTGGGCCGTGCAGGCAACGCCAACGATGCGCGGCATCACCTTGACCTGCCGCAGCGCTGCATACGCAGGCGCGGTCTCCGGCCGGCCAGGCACAACCGGCGTGAACGAGGCGAGAATCTCGCTGGCATCGTTCGAGCTGGGCGAAGGGGCGGCAGGCTTCAACTGAGCGGCTGGTGCCGACGCCGAACTCACCTTACCGGCATCGCCCTGCTCACCCGCCTTGGCCGCGGCGACCGTCTCAGGCTGAAACTTGCCGCGCAAGTTGCCGTAGATGCGATAGCCGAGGAATGAACCGACCACCAGGCACAACGCGATGATCAACATCGCAGGGGGCATCGAGTACTTGCGCTTGATGTGCAAGCTCGCAGACTTGTAAAGCGCAAAGGACGACTTCGGTAGCGACCACTTCTTCTTGATCGGCGCGCTACGGAAGGCCTCAGGATTGCCGACCTCGGGCCACTCGTACCACCAGCGACCGAGCATGCCAACGTCGCGCAGATGGATGTGCTGGCCAACGAGCTTGCGGATGTGCGTGTCCAGGAACGCAGGCGACTGAGTGATGAGCAGGAACGTCACACCGGTATGGCGAACGGTCTCGAACGCAGCAACGTGATCCGGCACGCGGCTACCAGGCACACGCACGCGAAAGATGCGCTGTGCCTCGTCGATGACGATCAGCGCGTTCTCAGGGAACGTGAAATACGGCAAAGACCGCTGATCAGGGTCTTCCGGGTCCACACGCGTCTCGGTCCACTCATCAATGCCGGGCAACGGAATGTAGGGCAGCTTCAAATCGGGAATGCCCTGCATGAACAACGGCCGACCTTGCTTAACAGCCTCCGCCATGATCTTGACGGCCAACGCGGTCTTGCCACCCCCAGGCGTGGCCGTGATCAGCGTAATTGGTTGCGTCGCACTCATCCTGTCACCCGCCCGAACTTCTTCAACGACATCAACGACACGCGCGCCACCATCGCACCGGCGATGATGCTAAACGCCGTGAAAAAACCCGCAAGCGCAAGCACCTGAGTAACCTGGCCAGGAAGGCCAGACAACGAACTCTTGGCAGACGACAACGCACCACCGATCGCTGCATCCATGCCCACGAACGTGATCAGCCCAATGCCCAGCGACACCAGTATCTGTCGCGCAAGCGGCGCAACGAGCGCCATCAAAAACGCTGCGAACGGCATCAGTCACCTCCCTGCTTAGACCCACCCACCACGATCAGTGCAGCACCCAGCCAGGCCATCGCCAACACAATGGGCCGAATCATGGACGCGAAACTGCAGATGCCGCCCCAGCTCATGCCAAACGCATGCCCCATGAACGACAACGGAATATCCACCGGACACGAGCCCGTGTCAGGGCCCCACCCGGCATCGGGCGTAATCGCAACGTTAATCTTCTGCTCAACCAGGTCCGGGCCTGTCGGCACGTCGCCCTGTTCCATACAACCCATCCGCGTCTCGTGACCACTGCAAGAGTCTTCCTGCTTCTCTGGCGCCTTACCACCCCCTGTCGCAGGGTCGGTCACCGGATTGCCGTTCGCATCAACCTCCTGCCTGGCCGTCGTCAACGTCGCACTTTTACCGTCGGCATTAGGCTGGACGACAGCCACATCGCGGTACCGATTACCCGTCACCGGATCAACGTACGGATCACCCAAGCTCACCGTCATCGGCGAAGGCTGACCGGTAGTCGGATCGACCTTCGGCTTCACATCGACAGGGATGGGCACCTTGTTAGCCGACAGCTCCGACGCAACCTTTGGCGGCACCGGATACGTCAAGCCCTTGTTCCAATCGGCATCGGTCGTAGGTGACGTGGGTCCGTTAGGATCAACCACACACGCACCGGCATTCACGACATAGCCCTTCACGCAAACACTCGCCCGCACCGCCGACGAATAAGTTGTAATAGTGTTGGAACTCGTCTTGGCCTTGCAAAGATATTGAGTCGGCGAACTCTGCACGATCGAATCGAAGGTATAGGCAGGATTCGCAGCCACAGCAGCCTTGCAAGCCGACAAAGGGCTATCACCCGGAAACGCTCCACCACCAGCGGCCCACTGATACCCATCGAACCCAAGGTCGCCAGAACTCGACGACTGCTGCTTCTTACACCACGTACCGTCAAGGCACTTCTGGATGCCGATCTGCGCCAAGTAGGCCAACGATGTTGCCGTCGCAATGGCGGGCGTAGCACGCAGCGCTGCAAGCGCAACAGCAGCTGCACCCTCACCAAGCGTCATAGTTGCCGCGATACCGACCGTACGCGCGCCCACAGCAGCACGCATCTCGGTCGCAGTCACAACATCAGACAACGTAACCGCCCCAGTGGTCGCATAGCCCGACGCCATCGCGGCAACGTTGGACGGCGGATAAATAGGGATCGTGGAAGCCCAACCAGAAGACCCAATGAAGCACGCCACCATGAAGAGCCAACGCATCACTTGTCTCCACCCGCAGTCCAGAAAATAACCAGCACGGGCAGCATCACGGAGAGAAAGCCTGCCCAGGTCCAAAAATCTGTAGCGACCATCACAGCCCCTTCTTCAAGAACACAGCACACCACGCGGCCACCATCGCGGCCGTAATCGCCCACCCAACGGTCATGCCATCCATGAACTGCGCGGTGGTGTCACAAGCCGGGAACGACAGCACAGGTGCCGCAGCGTCCTGCATCGTTGTCACCGTGCCATCCTGCGCAACCACAGAACGACGAACGACCCACGATCCGGAGGACATCACAAACTCCGAAACGTAGGTCGTTGGCCCTACAGCCTGACTGACCGGAGCGGCGCTATAGACCGCGTCCGTTGCCTCCTGGGTAGAAGCGAAGCAACGGGCGCCAACAAGCGCCCCGGTAGCCATTACAGCGCGCGACGGCCGAGCTTGATGGCGAACACCACCACGAGCGCCACCAGCACTGCTGCGCCGATCGTGCCGGCATCCGTACCCGCACCGGTGATCGCAGTGGTCACCGCCGGATCGACGGCGGCATTGGCAGCACCAGCACCCAGGGCAGCAGCCGCAGCGCCAACCTTCATCACTTTCT